GTCTCAAACCGCAAAGACGTATTTAAAAGAACTTGCCATCGAGGAAAAGTTCGGTATTCGTAAGGAGTTCTCGTCACGTTATACTGACAAGGGTAATATTCAGGAAGATACCGCCATCGAAATGGCTTCACAAGTCCTAAATTTACCTTTTGCGCTCAAAAACACGGAATACTACGAGAATGAATTTATCAAAGGAACTCCCGACCTCATCTTAGAAGACGAAATCATTGACATTAAATGCAGTTGGGACGGTACTACCTTCCCTTGGTTCGAGGATGAGTTACCTAACAAGGATTATTTTTGGCAGTTGGTCGGTTATTGTTGGCTCACTGGACGAAGCAAAGCCCGGGTAGTGTATTGCTTAGTCGACACCCCCGAAGACATCGTGCAGGACGAGATACGACGAACGTCTTGGAAGAAATTTGAGATTGACGTAACGGAAGAAACCGAAAACGAAGTCCGAGCGAAACACGAATTCTCTCATATTAGCGAAAATAAGCGTGTCAGAGCGTACTTAATAGAGTTAACTGACGAAGACATTGACAAGGTTAAAGAAAAGCTGTCACACGCAAGGGAATACTACAACGATTTAATCAATAAATTATGAAAGTAGATAGAATAGTTATCCAAGTCCTAAACCAAATAGCAGACCGAAGCGAGAAGGGGCTAGAGAAATACGGAACGAACCTCGAAAGAACCGACCTTGAGACCTTGGATTGGTTACAACACGCCCAAGAAGAGGCAATGGACTTATGTTTATATTTAGAACGACTTAAAGAGCAAATCAAAAACAAACAATTATGAGTTACGAACACAAACCAAACACGGGTACACTTTTCCCTAACAACAAAAAGGCGGACAATCATCCTGACTACAAGGGTAAAATCAAAGTAGGTGATCAAGAGTTTGAACTTGCGGGATGGATTAAAAAGACGGACAACGGACAATTTCTTTCGTTGAAACTATCCGAGCCTTTCCAACCTACACCGCAAAACACCAGCGAGAAAATTGCTGACTCAACAGGTATTCCATTTTGAGAGTAGCTGAACTTACCCAACTCAACGGCTTTCTTCGGGAGGTCGTTGAGTCACGGCTCGAAGTGGAAAGTATGCGGTCTTTTTGCCGACGATCAAAAGTGCAGTGCAGCCAAGTGAAAAAGTTATTGAATAATGAGGGAGGATTAAACACAACTACCGTTGAACGAATAGCACACGCATTGATTGACTCACGCTACGAGGCGCAGGATATACTTAGCCAAAACTAGCAAATAAGAATACCTTTTGGCGCAATTTAGATTACAAAACGATTTAAGACATGTGGCAAAAATTAGGACTTAAACTTTAACGAGATGAAAAGAAAAAAGATTGATAAGATGCACCGAGAATATCGGACGAAAAGACGGAAGATAATAGATTTATGCCGTTACATTTGCCAACTACCGCCATTTGAGCGTTTGAACCCTGAGGAATAAGTCAGGGTTTTTTTGTTGGTTAATAAATAATTGTATCTTTGACTAAAATCTAATCATTATGGAGTACGTTTTTTTAATTGCGTTAGGGTGGTTTATCCAAGAGTTCGAACCGTTCAAATATATTGCCGAGTGGGTTTATGACCGAATTAAACCAAGACCAATTCTTGAGTACATTTTCGGCTCACTTGAGTGTTGGCAGTGTTGCACATTTTGGAGTGCGTTAGCTGTCACTTGGTCGTTTGAAAAGGCAGTCATCTCGTCATTTATTGTTTTCGGTTTGCAAATATTGCACGAAGGATGGATGCGCAGGAAGTAGATTTGTTTGAGCAGTTGAAAGACGAATTCAACACTGGTAAGGTGAGCAAGGTTACTGCCGTTAGATGTCGGGACGTTTGGAATATTTACAACCCTACAAGGAAAATCACCTATTGCATGTGTTCTTCGGTTCAACGCAGAATTTACGCAAAGGACTTTATCGATTGGTATGAAGGTCAAAATAGATAAATTCTACACGGAGAATTACAAGACCTTGGTTTTAGCTGCGAAAAGACGAATAACGCAACTAAAGAAAAACATTGAACCCGAAAGTTTGGTATCATCTAGCTATTTGTACGTCGTAGGTAAAGCCGACACGATCACGGAAGACGAAATACCACGACTTGCGTTTGGGTTTATCTTATTGGAATTAATCCGAACCAACTCACAAACGAACCTGAAGGAACGACTTAACCCGGTAGACCTCGACTTCGACATATCGGACACGAATAACCAAAGCGAGAATTTAGTACTTAAAATAGATGTAAGCGACTTTGTTAATACGTTGAATAGAACCGACCAAATTATCTTTGAGGTGTATTTTAACAAGGGCAAAACGACTAAGCGGGACTTAGCAGACCATTTTAACATTGACCCGTCGAGTGCGCTGATTTACATAAATGACATAAAGACGAAATTTAAAAAATATGTTGCAGATAAAGAACCAATATAAGGGTGTGAACGTTGAGTACTTGCTTGGCAATGTCCGAGTGACAAAGAAAATTGAAGACCTTACCGAGAAGGATATCGAGACCGCTAAAAAGTGGGGGTTAAACTTGGGGAAATACTTTGATGAGGTCACCGAAAACACGGAACTACCAACCGAACAACTACCAACAATAAGCTACGAAGGTATAGACGTCAAACCTAAACGCAAAAGAAAATGAAGTTGAGCCATGTATTTGCTTTTTTAGTAGCTTGTCTTACGTTCACCGCAGCACTTAGTTTGATTTACCACCAAACCGACTTAGTAATGACATTTTCGGGATGGTCACTCATAAGTTACATTTGTTATCTAATTGCCATAACAGGCGAAAACGAATACAATGGCTAATTACTACCTACTAGACGCAGGAAAGAACATGACCAAGTTCGCAGCTGCACTCGAGGACGAACTAAAAGCCCACGAAGCCCATGTCGTTATGTACCTGACCGATGTGGAAGGGTTAATGTGCCTTGAGGAAATAAGCGAAGATGAATTTTTAGACCACTACACCAAAAAGACGAATACAAATGGAAAGTAAATTAGTAAAAATATCAGAGGTAAGATTAAACCCTAACAACCCTCGCCAAATCAAAGACGACAAGTTCAAAAACTTAGTGCAGTCAATCAAAGACTTTCCAGAGATGCTAGACATACGTCCTATCGTAGTGAATACCGACATGGTTATATTAGGAGGTAACATGAGGTTTCGTGCTTGTAAGGAAGCAGGGTTAAAACAAGTTCCCGTAATTGTAGCGGACAACCTAACGGAAGACCAACAGCGTGAGTTCCTGATTAAAGACAACGTAAGCGGTGGCGAATGGGATTGGGATTTATTAGCAAATGAATGGGACGTTGAACAACTTGAGGAATGGGGATTAGATATTCCAGTTGACTTTAAAGGCGAAGAACTTGAAGCAGAAGAAGATGATTACGATGTTCCTGATGGTGGAATTGAAACCGATATTGTTTTAGGTGATTTGTTTGAAATAGGCGAACACCGTTTACTTTGTGGAGATAGTACTTGCTCGGATACAGTTTCTAAGTTAATGAATGGGGAAAAGGCGGACATGGTGTTTACTGACCCACCTTATGGTGTAAGTTATACAGGTGGACACAATAAAAAACAAAGAGTAGGAATTAAAAGTGATGAATTTCAAGATGAAGACTTATCTAATTTATTTCAAGACTCAATAAACAACTCTTGCATATTTTCTAAAGACACTTCGCCTTTTTACATTTGGTATGCAGGCGGTAAATCTAAAGAAACTTATTTAGGATTATCAAATACGTCTATTGAAGTAAGAGCTGTTATTTGTTGGTATAAAGTTAAAAGTGGTTCAGGTGCATTTATGAGCCAATACATTCCTAATTACGAACCTTGTATTTACGGACACAAACAAGGTAAGTCAATTAATTGGTATGGACCGACTGACGAAAAGACGGTTTGGGAATTTCCAAAGGATAGACAGAATGAATATCACTTAACACAAAAACCCATACCTGTTGTAGAAAGAGCATTAAATAACAGTAGCAAAGTAAATGATTTAATTTATGATTGTTTTTTAGGAGGTGGTTCAACAATGGTAGCATCACACCAACTTAAACGCAAATGTTACGGAATGGAATTAGACCCAAAGTATTGCCAAGTGATAATTGACCGAATGAAGAAACTTGACCCGAGTTTAGTTATTAAACGAAACGGGGAAACTGTGAAATAACTGCGATATGCCAAACCCAGAAAACTTAAAACCATTCCAAAAGGGAAATGACCCAAGAAGGAATTTAGAAGGCGCACCTCGTAAGTTCATAACCGAACTAAAAGAACACGGTTACAAAGCTGCCGAAGTAAACGACTGCATACTCGTAATGCTATCAATGACCATTGAGGAACTTGCTGACGTATATAAAAACCCAAAGGCAACGATACTTGAAAAGACGGTTGCAAACGCACTTAAACGTTCACTTGAAAAAGGTAGCTTGTATTCAATTGAAACGCTACTCAGCAGGGCAGTAGGCAAGCCAAAGGAAAGCGTAGACCATACAACCGCAGGGGAACGTATAGGCGAAATTCAAGTTAACATTGTCAATGCAGATAAACGCAACTAATATCTTCGCTCGTAACTGGGACGCACTTACCAACTCGGAGGTGCGTTTCATAATTAACGAAGGCGGCTCACGATCAAGTAAGACCTACTCACTTTGTCAGATGGTCATAGTGTACTGCATACAAAACCCCAACAAGGTAGTGAGTATAGTTCGTAAGACCTTCCCAGCGTTGAGGGCTACGGTGATGCGTGACTTCTTTGAGATTCTTAAAGACCTTGACATCTACGAAAAGACGAACCATAACATGAGCGAAAATATATACCGCTTTCCTAACGGGTCAATCGTGGAGTTCTTTTCCGTGGACGACGAGCAAAAGATACGGGGACGTAAGCGAGACATAGGTTGGTGCAACGAAGCGAACGAGTTATGGTTTGAGGACTTTCAACAGCTGAACATGAGAACCGAGGATAAACTCATCTTTGACTACAACCCTTCGGAAAGTTCGTCTTGGCTTTATGAGTTACCACCCCATGAAAGTAAGTTAATCAAGTCGACGTACCGGGATAACCCGTTTCTGCCCGAAAGCATTAAGCGCCAAATCGAAGACCTAAAGCGGACGGACGAGAGCCTTTACCAAATTTACGCACTAGGTGAGAAAGCAATAAGCAAATCCAACATCTATAACAACTGGACGTTTACTAAGTCGAGACCTTCCAGGTTTACTAGTTTCGTCTACGGGCTTGACTTCGGGTACAATCACCCGACTGCGCTACTAAGGGTCTATTGGCACGAAGGGGACATTTACATTGAACCCGTGATTTATCAAAGCTACCTAACCACTTCGGAGTTGATTCAAAAGTTCAAAGACCTCGACATTGAAAAGACGATTGACATTATGGCTGACTACTCACGGCCCGAAATAATTGCCGAAATGCAAAACGCAGGGTACAACGTGAACAACGCAAACAAGTCGGTTAAGATGGGGATAAACTACGTTAAGACCTTCGGGGTGTTTTGTCAGGAAGAACCAACCCTCAAAAAGGAATACGAAAACTATAAGTGGAAAAAGGTAGGGGACATGATCCTCGACGAGCCTATCAAACTATACGACGATGCCATGGATGCTGTGAGGTATGCGACGACCTACATTAAGGAGATGTACTATACTGACGATGGCTATGTAGCGTTC